AAGGATCATTTCCTTTAGCGGCTCACACTGGTCTAAGTCTCCCACAGATCCTGCAGCAATGAACATACCTGTAGTTATCATACCTGACTTAAGCGCTGGTTTGATATATCCAAAGGTTGTATTCATCTTAGGTGCAATCCCAGCTTCTTCATGAAAGAAGTATTTAACTGGACCCCCTACACCATTTGTAGGATCTTTCTCAAATGACATACCTTGAATAGTACCTTTGAGACCTACCTCAGTCTTTCTATCTCCTTTCCTAACTTCAATCTTCTGCTGCCACATCATTACCTTGTCTGGTGACATAGGCCTATACCATGCAGTATGTTCATTTAGAAAGGCTGCATACTCAGATAAGAACTTCCAAGTACCTTTTTCATTGATGTAATCCTTAAGAGATGCACCCATCTTAAGTGTAACCCCTGCTTCAAACCACTGTTGATTAAGTAACTTACCAGCATGATAATAGGAAGATGCAATCTGACGTTTCTTAAGAATAGCTGAATGCTTATAGTGTAACTCAGCTAACAGTTCATAAAGAGCCATGTGATACTGAGCATCCCGTATATCAGCAAATCCAAAGGCTTGAATCTCCTTATTAAAGATTGGTAAGAAGTTAAGCCACATGTAATACTCCCTGGCCAAGAACCATATCTCTTTACCAGACTTTACAATAACACCTTTACGGCATTTTTCTTTCTGGTCATCCCAGTAATTAATAAAGTCCTTAGACTTATATGGGGCTGTACAGTATATCTTGTTTTCATTAAACAGTCTACACTGCTCATTAAAGATCTTACTGCTATCCTCATTAAAGTTGTACTGGCCTGGCTCTCTGAATATGCTGAATATAAAAACTCTGAACTCTTCTCTAGTTTCAAAGTTGGTAGTAGTCCAGGTTCCATTATCCCAGGTAGGTATATCGTTCCAGAATTCCATTATGAGTCATAAGCTAATCCCTGACCACCTCTTACTTTGCTCTGTTGTTCATCTTGTAGGTCTTTATATACACCCTTAAATGATTGTCTAATGGCATCAAAGTCTTTTGCTACAGCTCTAATCTGTGCTATGTTACCGTCTTTACCATCAGTAATCTGAGTAGTAGCCAAGTATCTTGCTATTCTATCTAGAGCTTTCTGCATACCATCATACGCGCGGGAGGTTGGTGTCTCATATAATCTTGCACAGAACTGCAGCGCAGTATAGATGTCTTTATCTTCCGGGGAAAACTCTGCCTCTATCTGATCTAAGATCAAGTCTTCTTTGTCCATTGCCGGAGTATGAAAGAATATATTTAAATCAGGGTTAGGACATGTCATATAGAACAGGTACAGGTAGATCTTTAGATAGTCATTAGGATAATTATCCATGATATCTTTAAGTGCTTTCATTGTAAAACAATGCTCAGTAGGTACAACTACCCCATTCTGCACGTCAAATAATCTTACTATCATTTTTTTTTAATTTAAAAAGGTAAGTTTACCTTTTGTGGTTTTGCTGGTAGACCGAATAAGTTTCTCAGACCATCCCAAAAGCCAGATGCAAAATATGCACTACGAATTATATGGGAGTCTTTACATACTATATAGCCATTATACTGAGTACTGTTCTTTTTAAAATAACAAAATACCTTACCCTTGTATTTAAATATCTTAATAGTTTTTATTTCTTCATGGTGAAACCAAACAGGGTTCCCTAAGTAATTGGTTTCAATCTTATAAAATCTCATAGTTATTTCTTTTTAATTTGATCTCTGTTATCATATAGCCAGTTAATGATGGAGATAACTTCATCTGCTAGATATGGTACTTCCATTTGTATAACTTCTTTAATTACGGGATCTCCATTTGATGAATATCTGGTAATAGGATAGCCGTATTCATCTGTTCCCTCTATTTCAAAAAGCACATGATGGATGTATATCTTCCCTGGTCTAAGTTTACGGTTATGCTTCAGTATAATATACATATAAATACTCAGCTGTAAAGCATAGTGGTTAAAGTTACAATCATCTAAATGACTTACTGGATGAGACATTTTATCTGATGTCCCTTCCCAGTTCTTAAATGATTCTGTCTTAATCTCCTTATTAGTTTTGTAATCAATAATGTTTACTTTACTATTAACTACTTCAACTAAGTCAGACTGTCCACATATGCCGGCAGACTTAATGTAGACCATATGCTCTGGGTAGATCCCATCTGTAAGTTTTTGTTCAGGTGCCTTTTTCTGAGAGTTTTCCTCAATAGGTTTATAGATTGGAATAGGTAAACCTTCTAACTCTATAGAAGATAAAGAACATATATCTGCTTCTCTCTGGTTGTGATAGAATGTTCCCAGTGTGGTAGCACGGTCAGCTTCTGCTTTCCATAGTTCAAGAATCTTTTCTGGTGGAATACCATACCATTTAGACCTAGTCTTCTTGGTTACACTGGCAGCTACTTTCTCAGCATCAAACGGTTTCTTAAAGTTAGACAAGAGTGATGTTACACTTATCCAGTCTATACCTTCTGCCTCAATGCTCTTGTAGCTATGATCTGCAGCATTAAATATAATACTCATAGTGTGTCTAGTTTATCTTCATCTTCTTCTGATAACAGTGCAAACCATCTGCCATCAGGGCATTCAGTAGATAAGGCTCTGGTCTTAAATGTTAAAGAACATCCACATAATCCACAACACGGTTGCGTTCCGGGTACAGCACATTCTTTTCCTTTGGTGTCTTTATGTTCACATGAATCACAAATATCTCTTCTATGCTCAGCAATATCTTCTACAAATTCATCTCTTATCACTGAGTTTTTAATACCCTCCATGATTTGTTTTCTATTCTTCCAAATTTCCTTGATTCTTCCGGCCATCTCTAAATGCTTTTTTAGTTTCTAAGAATTGATTTATGTTTTTTATTGCTACAGAAAGTTTCTCTAACTTCTGTTCAGCGCTTTTTTTGTTATGATAGTTTATGAAAGTCTGAGTGTCATACTTGTTATTTAGGTTTCTGTACTTCAGAATTAGTGCATCTACACTTTTCTTCTGAATTATAAAGTGACCTAAACCAGGTAAGTTTATTCTTAGATTTTCTAAACTTGATAAGTTCTTTCTTACTTCTTTGTAATAAAAACTTACTATGTCATCTACTAAGGATGCTGGTATGTCATATTGCTCAGCAACTGCTTTAATTATTACTTCCGGCTTCTTTGGTATCATCTCCTAAAAATTTATAGTCAAGTAATACTGTCCCGGTAGTTTGTATTTGCAAAGTAGGGTTGAGCATGATAATCTTTTTGTTGTTGGGATCTTTAACAACAAGATTGTTTTTCTCAGCCTTGTTAATGCAGTTTCTCACAGTCTGTGGAGTTTTGAATATCCAGTCTTCTTCAGTAGATGCGTCATAACAAAAATGTGTAAGTTCTAAGGGTTGATTAAAGCTCAACAAAGTCAAGCAGTTAAGGTCAGACTCACTCACTGTTATACGACTAAGGTAACAGTGAGTTAAGATCTGAAACTTTACAATCTCCCACTTAGGCATTCTTACACGCTTCTGTACTTGATTTACTAAAGCCATGATTAATTCTTCTTAAGTCTTTTACCTTCTTGTTTGATTTCTTCTCTCAATGCTTCTGGAGAATCTTGTGCATCTGCTTCCGCTTCTTCTTGTTGAGCTGCCATCATTGCATACTGCATTTGGATATTGGTTCTCTTCCAACGTGCCTCATCAATCTTTAGTAAAGTTTCTTCATAATCAGCTTGCGCTTTAAGATAAGGCATTGACTCAGTATAAAACTGAAGCATCTGTTCTCTCTTTTCATTCAATTCTTCTGGAGTTAACTCCATCTCTTTTACTTGTTCTTCCATGACTTCTATATTTTAAGTTTACACAAATATAGAACAAAAGTTTAAACCTTACACATTTAAAACAAAAAACCCAGATAGTGTAACTACCTGGGCTTACTTAATGTTCTAAACTTTTATCTATTCTTCATTGTAAAGTTGAATAGGGTAATAAGGTAAAACTGTCTTGAGATGTCTACTTCTAGTGTTAAGATATCAATCTTTCCAAGACGTGCTCTTATTTGGAATTTATCC